GGTGCTCGCGCTCTCAGCCTCGCTCGTGCTGAAGCCCGTTCTCAGCATCGGCGGATCGCCCTTCAGGTACAGCGTGCGATTGTAGGTCGCGCTCTTGCGGTAATAGTCGATCGCTTTTTGCGCGACCGGCATCAGCGGAATCTGACCGATGTCGTATTCGTTGTTCACCGCGTTGATCGGAACGAATGGGATAAAATCCCAGCCCTTACCCATGCGGGCCGGCATGATCGGAAAATCTGGCAGCATTGCCATGCCATCAACCGGGGCGCCCGTACTGGCCACCTTGTTTTGCTCTTTGTACAGCTCTTCTATGTACGCGCCCGATTCCATTCTGAGCACGCGATAATAGTTCACCATCTCGCTGCCGAACCCCTCGCCCGTCGGCTCTTCTGTCGGCTCGTGCAGCACGACCAGAGAGGCGGTCATGCCCGACCCGCTCTTAATCTTGCGCCAGTTGATGATGTTCTCTGCCTCGTACTGGCACAGAAAAACGTTGTTCGAATACACTTCGGGCAACAGCCCGCTGCGGCCCATCAAAAAGACCTCGCGCGTCATATCCGACCAGAGTTCTTGAAGCGACTTGCCGTCTGGCGTCGCGTTCTCGATCAGGTATTTTAGCTGCGATGGCAGCTCGACCGTCGCCGGCTGAGAGTGAACAAGCCCTTGAATACCCATCAGCGCCAGAGAGACGATCTCGGGGAACTCGGCGAATGATCTGTAAAAGGCATATTTCAGCCCCTTCGGATCGTTGCCGGGATCAACCAACGCCGGCGGCTTCATGAGGTAGGTTGTCGCCTCTTCTTTGATGCGCCGCTGCCCCTCAAGGGTGTGCCGCATCATCAGATAGTTGTCGAGAGATCGAGCGAACTGCAGATTCTGGGTTGAGACCCCGCCGCCGTTGCCAGTTGTAGATAGTGCCGCCATAATTTTACCCGCTCATTACCTTTTGCCCGCTGGCAAAATTATTGCCTAATGTCAACTCATTGTAGCAGTCGGCGAAAGCGTCGACCACGTCGTCAGGCGAACCCGGCGCCGGGAACCCGCCTAGTCTCTCGAATGCCGTGTCGTTCCACTCGCCTTGAACGAATCGAACCTCGCCCGCTTCGACGGCGTTTGCCAGCGCCTGCGCTCGGGTCTCTTTGTCGCCTGTCGGCCTGACCGCCTTCACCGGGTAGCCGGTCATCATCTTGACGTACTGCTCGGCCTGATCTTTTCCAGCCTGACCGGGGTATTGCGGGATTCTAGCGACTACCTGATCGCCGTCAACCTCGGTGAATCGCTTGAACATCTTTCGAACGACCGCCCCTTTCTCTCGGAACTCTTGACAAAACGTGAAGTATACTATCCCGTCTGACGATCGGAAACCCTTGACGTGTGCCGTGAAATCGCCCTTATCCTTGCTGGCGGCAAAGTCCCACGCCCGGCACGACTTGGCCGGCGTCGCATTTTTCGGCAGCTTGACGATGACGCAGCTCTCAAGATCGTCGCGCTTGAACATCGTGCCCTCGCGCGGCGTCGGTCGCTGTTGTAGCTGGCCGGCCACACCATACACGCCGAGCGGCTTTTTCAGCTTGGCGATTCGCCCGCCGCTGAATAGCGCGGGGAATAGCAGCTCGCCCTCTTCCGTTCGCCAATCCGCCCACGGCTCGCCCGTCTCTGGGTTTATGAGCGGCGTTCGAATGGGTGTCGGGTGATCGTGCTCGAACTCGGCCGGCAGGCACAGATGAACCCACTCGCCCGGCTCGTTCTCAAGAACGTGACCCGAGAAGTCTTTCTCGTGCAACCGTTGCATGATCACCACGATGCCGCCTCGGGGATTCCGAACTCGGGTCGGCAGTGCGAGATCGAGCTTTCTGATCATTTCTTTTCTGACGTCGACCGACTCTGCCTGCTCGACGTTGTGAGGGTCGTCGAGAATCACATAGTCGCCGCCCTCGCCCATGATTCCGGCGATCGACGTGCTGTACCGGTAGCCGCCTTTGTCGTTGCCGAACCGACCCTTTGAGTCTTGCGACCTGATGAGGCCGAACCGGTCGCCCCAGTTCATCTGATACCAGGGAGACTTGACAAGCTGGCGAGAACGATCGGCATCTCGAAGCGCCAGATCGCCGCGGTATGAGGTAAACATGAAACGAAGGTCGGGGCGATTGAGCGGCCCCCAGCACCACGCCGGCCAGAACACGCAGACGGTCAGTGATTTCTGATGGCCGGGCGGTATGTTGATCAGCACTTTTGCCACGTCGCCCGGCGTGAGATCGCCTTTCACCATAGCCTCAAGGTGAGCCGCAATGATCTCGGTGTGCTTGCCGTCAACGTATAGAGCGGGGTCAACCCATCGCCAGCCGTGACGAATGAAGTTGACGAGACTGTCTTCGCTTTCGAGCTTCGATAGCTCTAGCTCTTGCTCAAGATCGGCCTGAGTATCGGCCAGTAGATTAGAAGCGCTTGCCGCCATCTGCCGCCCTAGCCTCTGGCCTGTGGTCGGCTCGCGCCCAGTTGTACATCATCTTCTCGTGAACCGCGCCCAGCAGATCGAACTTGTGCGCGCCTGCCAGATCGCAGATTCTGATGAATGCGTCGGCGAGTTCGACCTCGGCCATCGGCCGATGAGGTAGGTGATCGTCCATCAGATTTTTTCTGAACCCTTCCATCGCCTCGCTGACCTCACTGTGAACCAGCGCGATCTTTGTCGGGGTGACCAAGTTGAGCACGGTCTCGAACGGAACGTCAGCCAACGAGGCCACCTCGGCGGGAGCATCCCACCAACCGGCGTTGGCGCTCGACTCGTGGCAGGCGGTGACCCAGTCTTCGAGATTCAGGTTTCGCCAACCGAATTGAATCTTGTCTTTGTAGCTCATTCTCTCTTTCCCAGCGCCTCACGTAACTCTCGAATACGCTCTTTCCGCGCCTGATCGTCGAGTATGACCTGCGCGTTGACGTTTGCTTCGAGCGGGCCGCCGTCAGCCCCCGTGAGTTCGGTTTTTCGTTTCTCGACATACGTGTCGGGGTCTCGCGACTTGAGCGCGAACTCAAGCAGCCGATCCGACTTTCGATATCCGACGATCTCGCCATTCTTGTCGATAATTGGCTCGCCTTCGAATATTCTTTCCTTCAGCTCGTCTTCATAGTGAGCCGTGCCCTCGGCGATGGCATCGTCCCACGCCTCGGCAAACTTCTCGTTGTACAGCTTCGGGTAGTCGGGGTTGCGCATCTGATAAACATGCGTGTGAGACACGCCGGCACGCTTGCACGCCGCTCGCACGGTGAAGCCCTCGCTCAACTTTTCGAGAAAGAGTTTCTTTTTTCGCGGGGTGAACCTACCGGCCACTTGATTACCTCTTCAGTTCGCTGATCTGCGCAGATTTCTCTGCGCTCGACTTTGTCGTACCGACAAAAAACGCGATCGAGGCGCCCCAGGCTGTACTTAGCTGCCCGAGCACCATATAGAGCACGTCTTTCGACCCGTCTGGCGGGGTTGTGAAAAACAAACCATAAATAACAGCGGCGATCATTGATGTCAACATAATGACGATACTCATTTGAGGCCAGACGCTCTTGAGAACCTTCGCCATATCGCGCGCGTCTTTCCTGTCCTCGACGATGAGCGCGTGCTCGTCAATGTCGGCCTGCCTCATGAACCTGTTGAACTCAACCTCGGCGAGCTTGAGCTTCAGCAGCGCATCGGGGTTGCTCTTCAACGCCTCAACCGCTTGGTCGTCAGTATCGGCGCCCAGCGCGGCCCTGATGGCCGTCGCCGCAATGCCGCCGAATGGTCCGCCGATTGCCGTGGCAACCATTGGCGCAACCGAGCCGATGATGCCCTTGACAGAACCCCAGATACCCGACTTGCGATCGCTCATTTGTAACTCCGAAGAAAGCTGATGATCAGCGCCCAGACGAACAGGCCGGTGATCCAGAAGATCACCGACACAACGAAGAGCAGCTCTTGCAGGAATACTACCATAAAGTCAAGCATAAGCGCGCCGCAGCCAACCCTCTTGAAACTTGCTGAAATCAGGGACGTCGTGCCCGTTCTTTCTCAGCGCGTCGTTTCTCAGGATCAGCCCCCGGTAAAACCCGGCCTGCTCTGATCGCATGCCGGCCAGCAGCGCATGATGGTCGGCCGTGTTGATCTGCTCGATCGAGATGCGCCCGAGTACCCCGTCGTCTGCTATTTTGATCTGCTGGGCCGCTCTCACAGCTCGCTGCGCGAGCTTGTGA